TTTTAGTTCTTCCAGTACTTTTTTTAGCTTCTTCTTCTGCTTTCTGTATGGCTATATTTGTTTTTAACAACTCTTGTTGATGTTCTTTAGACGCAGCCATGTTATAAAGATCTGTTTTGGAAATAGGACTAAATCCTTGCATAGGACCAGAAATACCACCACCTAATAAACCACCAATTATACCATCGTTTATAAAACCTCTAAAATAATCTCGAGTTGTCTTTTCATCTTCAAAAACACCTTGGTCTGCCCATTGTTGTAAAAGATTTGTAATTCCTTCAGCTGTAAATTCATAACCAAATCCTTTAAGATAACCGAATACAGTTCTTTCCAAAAAGTTTCTACCATATTCTTTTGTTATTTTTTCAAAACCTTCTTTACCACCACCAAGTCCAACGGCCCCTCTAAAAAATTTACCACCAAGATATTCACCGACAAATTCAGCACCCGCGTGAAGAAAAGAATTTTTTCTTAAATCTTCTAAATCTTCATCAGACATTGTTGTAGGATTATATCTATGTTGTATGTTCTCTAGAAATGTACTTGAATAAGTACTAGTACCAATAACACCTGCTCCAAGAAAAGGATTAACAGCTACACTTAAAAAAGAATAAATATTTGAAACAGCTTGTTCTGCTGCTAGTGTTCCGGCATCGCCAGGTCTTCCTGCTTCAAATAAATCAACAACGTTCATTTGAACACCTTGATCGTCTGTTGGTTTAAACACAAACTTATCTAGTTCTGATTGTACTAAATCAAAAGCTCTAAAATCAGTAATCTCTCCAGAAGCTTGCATTCCCTCCATTGTTTTACCATCTCTTAGTCCTTGTGCTATTGTTTCTGTTTCAAAAGCTCTTACAGGATGTTCTATAATCAACTCTGTAGCTCTTTTAGCCACATTACTACCCCAACCAACAAACCAATCTGGTTGCCATCCAGTTATTGTTTTCTGTGTTCTAACAAACCAAGGGTCTCCTTCTTCTGAAAGTTTTTTAGCTTTAAGTATTTTCGCATCTGGAGAATTTAATTTAGAAATATTATTTATTGTTTTTTGAATATATTCTTCATCTTCACCTGCTATTCTCATTCTTTCAGCAGTTTCTTCCATCCACAAGTTGAAATCATCCATATTATCCATTACATGACCAGCTTTAAAACTTCCTATAGCTTGAGGTAATTTGAAAAAGTCTGGTACAACTTCATCTCCAGGTTGTATAATTCTAGTAGCGTCTTCAAGTTTTTGCATTTGAACCTCCCTTACGGTTTGTCCAACTGTTGATTTGTAATCAAATTCAAAATCTTCCGTGTTAGCAAAAGTACCAAACTCTTCTTCATTACCACTAATATTAACATCAAGTGTTTTTTCTGTAGACACAGGATCAGTTCTCTCTACAAGACCAAGCCCTTTCATTTGTTTTAAATATTCATCAAAATCCATATTTAATTCAAGAGCAAAACCTTGAAGATCCTCTAAAGTATAAGTAGCACCTTTATATTCAAACATATATTATTTGTTTTATCTTTTTTAACCTTCAATTTCTGTTAATTTTTCTTTATACTTTTTCATCATTTTATCAACGGCTTTCTCATAATCTTCTTGTGATACGTTTTTAGGTAAACCAAGGAATTCCTTCTTCCTTCTTTCATCCATCATGGTGAATTTTCCCATTTCTTTTGCAAGCTCTTTCTTATTTTTACTTTTAACTTCTATAACTTTTTCAACTTTAGGATCTAATATTTCTTTTTTTGGTACTACTCTAAACTTATCAAAATCAGGATGACTAATTTTAAATCCAGTATTTTTACCTATTAATAATTGTGTGGATACACCTTCTTTTCGTATACCTTTACCTGTCCAAACTTTATTAGCAGCATTGTATCTATAAGTAACATTATTAACACTAAAAGTTGCATCTTCACCGTTCATTGCTTTTTCAAGTTCATTATACATATCAGTAGCTTCGTAGTATTCTATCCACCCGTTCCCCCCAGCTCCTTGAGCACGTAAAGAATTACCACTACCAATCCAAGATCCTAAACCTTCTTCTCCTTCTTCTGGTTTTGGTTTGTTGTCTTTCCAAAACCTATTATAATACTGTGCTTCTTTATTTGCTGCCCATTCTCCATAAAGTTGTTTAGAAATTTCTAAATCAAACGCTGGATCATATCTATCTGTCAAGGCACTAACCATTCTTTTATGGTTCATTTTAAATGCTTCAATTTCTGCAGGTGATAATTTAGAAATCGCTGCAACATCCTCAGCATCCACATCATTATCACCATCTTGATCCCATTGAGCATATATTTCTCCAATTGGAATTGTTTTACCATCTTCAGTATAATACATATTTTTAACAAGTTCTAAAGATATACCTGTATGATCTAATAAATCATTTTTAAAAATACCACTACCTGAAGCTACTTCTATTGTAGAAGCGTTCATAAAATCTTCTTCGTCTTGTATTTCGTCTCTATAAACACTTTCGGTTTCTTTCATAATTAAATCATTATCATAATAATTATGAGAATCATTTTTTCCATCTAACTGTCCTTTTCTTCCTGCGCTTGTGAATCTATCTTGACCGAATACTTTCATTTTTTTATCCATTTCAGGTATTCCTTCTTTAATTTGCCTCGCAGTAAATTGTTTACCCGTAGCTGAGTTAATAAAAGTTAAACGACCATTAACATAATCTACAGTTACATCATCATTAGCATCCATACCACTAATATCTAAAAAAGATTGATAAGTTGATATATTTTCTGGATTTATTCTTTCTTTATTCCAATTATTGGCATTTCCAAGAATATCTTGAAAGTTTGCTCTAGTATCAACAACTTCACCAGTTATTCTCCTTAATTCACCCATCAATCTCATTCTAGCGTCATTGTTTTCCTCTGTATCATTTTTACCATAAGTATTATAAGTTTCAAACTCTTCTTGTAATTCTTTAATTCTATCACGCAAAGCGTTGACTACTTTATTTGGCATTGGTTCGTCCTGCGCGTAAAGTTTTTGAAACCCTTCATCTGCTATTTTTTTAAATCCAGCAAGTTGCTTATCTCTACCAATTCTTAGTAATTCGTTATCTTTTTTAACCTCGCCAATCAATCCAGTAACAATATCTCCAAATTGCTTCATAGTATCAACTCTACTATCGTATAAAGGTTTTAGATTTGGGACAGATGTCCCAGCCCTACTTAAGGCTTCTTTAAAAGATGCTTGTACTAATGTACTATCTGCTCCCATATTTTATATTTGTTTAAATTTTATGTTTTTAACCTCCCGTTCCCGTATAATCTATTTGTCCTAATGCTGATGTCATAGTACCCATCATTTGCATAGTATTTTGCTGTGACGCTATTTGCGCTTGCATTTGATTTGCTTGAGCTTGTTGTGTCGCTAAATTAGCGCCGGTTGACTGCCCCATTTGCATACCAAGTAACGTTGCTTGTCTATCCATTTCAGCTTGTTGAACCCATTGTTCACCTTGCATTTGAGCAGTTTGAACTTGCGCTGCTCCTTGCTGCACTTGATAAGCTCCTTTCGCTTTTAATGCTTGATTTCTAGCTTCTTGTTGACCTATTGAAGCTGATATTTGTTGTGTTTGTAATTCACCTTGTCTCGCGAGTGCTTGCGCTAATCCAGCAACACCACTACCACCAGCGGCTCCTCTAAGACTTTGCATTATATTAGCTCTTTGTTGTGCCCCTTGTTCCGCTTGGAATTCAGCTTGTTTTTGGTTTACAGTTAGATCTTCATATACATTTTCTTGATACATGTTTCGCATTTGAGCAAATGGATTTTCAAATTCCATAGCTTTATACTCTGCTTTTTGAGCATCTAATTTTGCTGTTTCTATATCTTGCCGTTCTTTTGCATCATTATATTGTTGTTGAGCTTGATCTCTATTTTTTTTGTCTCCAACAGCACCGATTATACCCGTAATCAAAGTGGCACCAGCCACCGCTACCATTCCATAACTCATATCGCGTATATATTAATTAATTCTTTCATTTTTTACTTTTTAAATATTCATTATATTCATTCCAATTAAATACAACATTCATTTCAGCCAACTTATTTAAATCTTGTGTGTTAGTTGGATTAGCATGTACTGTTACTATTACACAATCTTCTATTGCGTAAACAATTCTTTTTGCTCCTTGCGGTGATATAATATAACATGGAGCTATAAATTCCTCTACACCATCTTCTTTTGATGATGCTAGTAATCCTGATAATAAAAAGAATCCATAACTATGTTTGTGTATTGCTGAAAAACCTATTTGACCTTTTTTCATTCTCATTTCTCTAATATAAACACCTTCTGGAAAAGAATGTTTATATTCCCACATATCGGGATAGATTAATTCACTCCCATTTCCTACTACTATATCCTTTCCATCAGCTATACTAGTTAAATAACTTTCTATTTCTTCAACTTTATCTTTATAAGATTTAACAGGTATATTGTCAAATATTTTTTGTAATTCGTTTTTAGGCATAATTTAATTTAATTTATACCTAATATAGTCACAGTTTTGCTTGTTTTTTTACTATTAAGCTGATGTTGAGAGAAGTTTTTCAATATCAAATCTTAACGTTTGATCAGCGGTACCCGCTTTGATTATTTCTATATTACCAGTTATAGTTGCCGTTCTACTTGTATTTTCTACTGTTAATGTGGTACCACTTTCTAAATCTTGAACTGCATCAGCGGTCCAATTACCAGCACCATCAGCTCCACCACCACTAGTAATTAATGGGTTTTGTACGGAAGATTTAATCCCAATACCACCTATTCTAGACACATTATTAATAACACCTTCTCGATCAGCTACAGGTATTGTAGCGCTGCCAACTACAGCTGATGTTGTAGTAGTAGTTTGAGCAGTCAATGTAATCGCTAAATTACTAAATTTAACTTCCCAATCAAGTAATCGTAATATTTCACCTTCACCATAACCTCCAACTTTTATTGTATCGCCAGCTAAAGCTAAAGGTTGTTGGTTATTAAAAACTATATCTCCTGCTTGCACTGTAACTAATCCTTCTACTACTGTTGGTGTTTTACCAACTGTACTTACTGCAGGTTTTTCATTAATTATTGTTTGTTTTCTAAACTCTGTTCCATCCATAGTTACTAATCTATCTATATAAGGTTTTATTGTTGAGCTTGTTGTAACATTTGTACCTGGCACAATAATCATGTCTTCTTTAAGTTTATGTGCAAAATTATTTATTGGCCAACTATAATTCATTTGATTACTAAAACTTAATGTAGCCCCATCACGAACACCAAATCTAGAACTTGTTCCACCATCCTCATCTACGTAAGAAAATTCTTTAGCGTTATCGCTATCTGGATTTAACTCTGCTACTGTGAATAACTCTCTATTACATTTTGGGGTAAAAGTTAGTGTTTCACCATCGCTTAAAGAAACCGCTTGTGACATTGAGAACTCTTTAACATTATCACCATCTGGATTTAAAGCTGCAACCGTTACAATTGTTGCACTATTATTATTTAAAAGAGCATGAGGAACCCCTGATAAAGCAGCTGTTATTCTATCTCCAACAGCCATTTTTGTAGCAACATTATTGTCCATGACTACTTTAACTCCACTAGAAACAGCACCGTCTACTGTATCTGTTAAATCAGTTGTAGCTATAGTTATTTTATCACCAACTTTCATTTTATCCGCAACATTAGTATCCATAACGATTTTAGTTGCAGTTGTAGTAGCTCCGTCAACTGTATCTGTATTATTAACAGTTGGATATATATTTTCTCCTGGCAAAGTGATTGGCGCAGCTCCAATAACAGGTGATACAAAGGCTAAAACATCACTACTTGCTGGTTGTTTTATAATTCGATACGCGGCTGTTGTTCCTGCTAATATAGATGTCGAAAAGGCTGTCGCCTCTTTTGATTTATTTCTAAAAACCGTTAAAGTACCATTAGTACCAGTACCTGCTACAGTTGAGTTTGGTGAATATGGACTTAATGTTAACGTTAAAGTAGTATATTGATATATAATTTTTTGCATTATTGAAGAATTAGAACCAATAGAGCTATTTAAATCAACGGTACCATCGCCAAATCGTTCTTCAATACGAGCAACATGTCTTGTACCTGCTTTAGCATGTAAGTAAATATCATAATGATCATTATCAGTTACAGTTGGAAAGACTATACTATCTTTATACGAACTATCAACTAACTTACCTTCCAATACTGATTTCGCAGCTTGAAAAGTGTCGTTGTAAAAGTTATAATAATAATTATCTTCATTTCTTATTTCTAAAATAAACTCCGCTCCAATATCTCCAATTATTTCTACATTTCTAGTTTCAGTTGTACTAGATAAATCACTTAAGTCTAATTTAAAACTTGTTATAACTTTTTCTGATAAATCACCATATACTTCTTGAAATTGATCTACTTTTATATATCGACCATCGGATCTACGAACGTAACCATCAATATTATTATCACCACGTGGAGATATTATTGGTTGAAGAATTGGATCTGTTGGGATTGGACCACCAGTACCCCCACAACCACTATTTATACAATTTTGTTCAGTCGCGTACTGACCTTGCATAGGCCAAATTCTTTCTATACATTGTTGCATACCTCCCCAAGTATCATATAAACTAACAGGAGATACTTCTCCAATATTTGGAATCGAAGTTACGCAATCCCAAGAAGAAGTAACTTCACAAGCAGCTTCACAATCAGCTAGTGTAGTATATTGTCCATTACCAGTTTGAGGATCATAACACCCTCCAGTAGATGGATTACAGTCCCAAGAATCTGGACACCAGCACTCTTTACAATCATTACAACTAAGTGCATATGGTGGTGTACCACTAAACGTTGGATAATGCACAATAGGCACTTGCATCCAACCAGTAACGGGAAAGTGTCCATCGTACGTTATACAATAACCTGGCTCTACGCCCCAACAAGCGTTTTCTGTCATAGCTATTGTATCACCTGGACTAAGGGCTGTTACTCCTAGTTGAGTTATTACATCAGTATAAAACGCTTCTATCCATAAATATTGATTATTTAATGTTGCCGCATTACCAGCTGGAGTTCCACTTCCAGTGCCACCGCATAGTGCGTAGTTTGCTCCCCATGCTGGACTACAATTTGGATCCCAAGTAGGATCTAATGCTGCTATATCCATAGCGGTATATGAGCCTATATTAGCGTTTACATAATATGGGTAAGGGGCAATTGGTGGGACTTGATAATGATTAGTCGCGGGCATATTAGGACATATAGTCCAAAATGGCATCATCGTTCCACCTCCTTTTGTTTGTTTTGCAAGTTTATTTACTTCAGCGGGAACTGTATATATAATCGGTTCTTCAGTACATTCTCCACTTAATTTAGCTTGTATATCTTCAGGTGGTGTCTCGTTACAATCACAAACTTCAAGTAATGTTGTTGCCCAAGAAATACGAGTTTGGTGCCATAATAATGAGTCTAATCCAATACCTGAAGTCGGAGGAGGTGTTAGGTATTGAGCTATATAGTCTTGATCACTAATAATAATATCTCTTAACACTTGACATCCAGTTGGTTGAGAAGGATCAGGTGTATATACACCATCTGGACCTAACACGAATTTATCCCATGCATATTGTATATTCCATTCAAAAGACGATCTAACAAGAGCAGGATCAGGTTGATTTGTTGTATCAACTAAAGGCCATAACAGTTCATCTGCTAAAGCTAAAAAATACGCGTGAGTACATGTCCCAGTTGGAGATGGAGGTTTTGGGGGTTCAGAATCTATATATTTATTTTTTCCCTCTCCTTTTCCATTACCGCTACCGAATAATGACGCATGTTCAGCATCGGACATAAGTGTACCATCTGGCATATAATGAAAACCAGCAGGAGCGGCTTGTCCCTGAGCATTTGTCGTGCTTTGTCTCGCGCTACTAGGTATATTGTGATATGACATAATTATCTTTTATTTATTTACTACTTTCTGTAATTTCTGAACTAACACTAAAAAGCTCTATATCACCTTCTGACCAATTTACAAATCTTGCAAGAGCATAGTAACCTAATAAACTAGATGTATTTACTATTTTGTCTTTTGCAAAAGATATATAAGAACCTATTGGTGGAGCACTTACAAAACTATCATTATATAGAACTGTTATAATATTGTTATTAATAGCTGTTATAGTACCCAACAATACGGTGTTTTGTAGATCAGCATTATTAAAACCACCAAGTAGTCCGCCACCAGTTGTATAAAAAACAACATCTCCAACTTGTACGGATATGTTTATACTATTAAAAGTTAAATCTATGTTTGCTAATGGCATTTGTTATTATTGTTTATAGTTAATTTGCTCCACATGCTGAATTACATGAGGCTAGAGAGCTATAGGTAGCTCCACTACATACCGGCGTAGTTCCACAAGCCTGTCCTTGATAACATTCCGTACACGGTCCATTACCTCCTTGAGGATCACACTCCCACCATACCGCTGTTGGATAATAACAATCCCCACTATCATAATTTGCGCTTGGATTGTAATTACAAGCGTTACCATCTGTACATCCTTCAACAACCCCTGGATGCTCGTCCCAATCATGAGCTGTACCAAACGTAAATACATGCCATATACCGCACGCGGCAGTTGAAGAAGAGTTAAGTCCGTAATTAACACCGCCTTTTTCGGTATAAACTTCTACAGCATATTCTTGTTCGTCTGAAGTGAATGTTGTGCTTACTCCGGGTTTGTAAACATCAAACTCATAATTACTAGCATCATCATGAGCTGGACCCCACGGATAAGGATTAAACGGCGCTGGATCTTCTCTATCCCCAAGTATCGCCCCATTAGGAGATGTCGCATTTGCAAATCCATCAGTTGTATTACTTGGATCAATATGTTTTATAACAGGTGTTATATTCCAATTTCCGCTTGGATCTCTTTTCCAAAGTTTTACTACAACATGATCTCCAGAGTCATACTGTGCCTGCATATTAGGGAGTTGAGAAGTTATACGTAATCCAATATCTTGTTCACCATATTGGGTAATCATTCCTGGAACGGTTGAACATTCTGGACAACCAATAGGATATTGAGTACCACTTGGTGTTGTCTGATGTAAGTAGTGTTTAACTGTATCTGAAGGATCTGGCGCATATTGATAGTAATACATTGGTTGAGGTTGCGTAATTGGCTGCCCACTAACATCAACAGCATTTGGATTACCTATGGTAAGACTTTGGAATCCCCATATACATGAACCATCTTCCTCATCGGCAGTTGGATCGTAATTACATGCTTGTCCAGGTATTTCATCTCCTCCGTATATAGATGCCCAAGTAGAAGCACTTAAAGCTCCACCATCTCCAATTGCAGTGAACCAGTTATTCATATTAGTACCACCACGTGTACAACCTGATGAAGGTGCATAAACACAACTACCATCATCTACTGTAGCACAAGCTAAATAATTCAGCGCTGTTGGATCAGTACATCCAAAATAATTACAACTACCATCATCTACAAGAGTCCAATTACCAGGTAAATTACCTGGATTTGGATCACCATTACCACCATACAAATTACATGCATTAGGATCAGTACATCCATAAACAGTATAGTCACAACATTGTGTTCCTGGGCTACTATCATCACATGCTATTGTGCAAGAAGCAGGATAATATGCTTGTGAAGCTGTATTATACGCTTGACATCCATCATTTGGAGATCCGTAATTATCTGCTATAGGGTCCATACATCCAGCACAAGTAGTCCATTCACAACTACCATCATCTGTATATACTGATGAATCATAATTACAAGCTGTTGCATCTGTACAACCAAAAGTATTAAAAATACAAGAACCGTCATTAACACTAACATTATCACTACACGGTGTTAATGAACCAGCATTTATAGCTGTTGCACAATCATGATTCATCGCAAGAGGGAGATTACAACCAGGTATAATACAACCATCGTCCCAACCTGGATAACCAACAGGGGTATTTGCATTGAAATTCGTAGCATAATAAATCGCACATCCAGACGGCCAAGTACATGAACCATCATTAATAGTTATTCCGGCACTAGCATCATACTCAGTAGCTGGATAACCAGGCCATGTAGATACTATAGGATTTCCTGTTGCATCATAAGAACCAGTAGCGCCAGTACCACTATCACCACTATCTGGACAGCCAACATCCACACAACTACCATCGTCTATCATACCATATCCACCAGAATTATTATACGGTACGTAAGTTAACGCTGCATCTGGCCAAGCGGTACCTTGATCTGGACCATGAGCAGCACCAAGATGGTAAAAGCTAGATAAAGGGTTGGTACAACCATACCATGTACAATAACCAGGATCAAAGTTAGCAAGAACATCAAAATTAGTAGCAGATTCCTCCGTACATCCATAATAAAGATCAACACAACTACCATCATCAAAGTTCGCATTTGGATCATAGTTGAATGCACCGTCAACCCAAGAAGGACTTACACCATTACAATATTGACCAGGATTTTGTGATTCCCAATAAGAACCACAATCTGTACAACCTGGAATTGTTGCAACGCAATTACCATCATCTATTATACTCGCACCCTGGAAGTATGTGTATGCTATTGAAGGAAATGCAGTTGTATTCTGGCAACCCTCAGGGTATGACCATGCAGGAAGACAAGTACAACCTGTCCAAAAACAACTATTATCATCAGTATTAACTGACGCATTAAAGTTACTTGCGGTAGGTTCCATACAACCGTTTACTATAGCTTCACAACTCCCGTCATCAATTGTTGCCATGTCATTAAAGTTAAACGCAGTAGGATCTGTACATCCAAGAGGATTTGATATTACTGGAGCTACATTTAATATACCAATACCTTGTACTGCAAAACTATCTTGATCAAATGAAGAATTCCCGTCTTGATTAATAACAATTTGATTATTTAGACCGGTAGAAATAGGAACTCCTTTTATATAATTAAACCATTTACCTTCTTTTTCTATAAATTCATCTACAGATCCAGTTTCCATGTCTGTTCTTATTTTATCTACATACCACCCGGGTTGATCTTGTAAATTATAATATTGATCATCTTGAAAATTAGGAATAATTCTTGACTCAGTACCTTCGTAGTTTAGTGTTTCGAAAGATTTAACTATACTAGGAAAATCATTTAAATAAACTGATACTGAAGAATATGATGGAGTACCATAAAAATTATTTCTATTAACATTTTCATCATGATGTCTCCACGCTTTACCTTCTTTAAAAGTATAATATTGATTAGCGCAACTAATACCGTATTCTGGAATAAAAGATTTAAAACTAACCCACCCTTTTACATCTTCTCTAAACGTAACGGTTTCAGAAGAAAAAGAATTGTTTGAATTTATAGTAATATTATATTCTTCTTTTTTATCATCGTAACTTCCTGGATAAAATTTATTATCAACTAAATTATCTTTAAACCAATCTTTCATACCGTGATCAGATATAGGTGTTAATCCATCTTTTGATAATCTCATTATAGAACCTCTTGTTTTATCAGTAAAATATGCTCTATAAGCTTCTGACGCAAATGATTCTGGATTTTTAGATATACCATATTCACCAACAAAAGGTATTGTTTGTCCCAATACATTTCCAGTAGCTGTTAATTGAAGATTTCCATCAGCATTAAATACAGCGTCTTTATCAGCTAATATTTTTAAAACTTTATCTTCACATAAAGTAACTAAGTCTGTATTTCTAGAATGTAATTTTTGAATACTACCATATATAGGATTTATATCTTTTGTAATTTTCTCAGCAGTAATAAATTGATTTAAATTATTAACTCCAGATGTAGAGTTATATATACCAGAGTGTATTAAACCATATTTTCTATGTTCTTCTTCGTAATCTTTTTCAAGAATTGTTGATACTTTAACTCCTTTACCTAATATATCAGAATTAAAAGTATCAGATATTCTATCAGACTCTACTCCATTTCCAAAAGCAAAGCAATTATGCCAAGTTAATCCAAAGTTATTATTATAAATATTAGGATCTACTATTATATGACCCAAACTTGTTGAATCTTCAGCAACAACTACTGTTATATAACTACCGTCAGAGTTTGTAATTTTAATAACATCATCTTTTAATAAACCACCACCATTTGATGCTGTAACATACATTCTACTCATGTTCGTTTGAAAGTAAGCAAATCCGCAATCATCGGGAATAATCGCGCCACTAGCACAGTCATAACAACTTATAATAGCTCCATATTCTAGACCTAATTGAGAAACTGTATCAAAACGATTAAACATTTTTATTGGATAACTTTGTGAAGCCTCATAATATAATTCTAAATCTGCAGGATCTGGTGGTATTGTTTCCCATATAGCTGGATTTATAGATGCTTCATATTCCGGTTGTCCAAACCCAGCACTACCCCATAATGACTGCATAATCATACCTATATTCATCGCGTGATGCGCGGCGTATATCATCCAATTTCCAGGTTCTAAATCTATAACATTTCCAAACGCTATATCTCTATTTGTCGCGGTACCTGATGATGGAGATGATTGAGTTGGAACATATCCAAGTCTAGTTGACCCATCTTTATTTGTCCATATAAGCGGGTCTATATCAATCATATTACTCCACTTTGGATTATTTGGATCTGCTTGATCATAAAATGCCCCATGTGTTTGAGGACACGTTTGCATTACAGTTGTTCCACCCGCATAACAACCATTATCAAAAGTAGGTGGATATTGCACTGCGGGATCATAATTAGGATTAGGAACAATTCCAGTTACACTATAATCTAATGGCCAAAATGTATAATGATGAGCATATACCGGCGTACCATTACAACAAATAGCTCCACTAGTATTTCCGTTTCCAGCTACAGCGTGATTATAAGTTTCGTCTGGAGTTCCTCCTGCATCTACATATTCTTGTGGTGTTATTATACCTTGATCTTGTACTGTAGTACCAATGACTTGGTCTAATAATAATTCATATCTAACTCTATGTACGCCACTTGAATTTGACCAATTCCAATGATAAGCTGCTTTTCCCGCAGTATTTTCACAATCGAAATCATTATATACATTTGTAATATTTTCAACTATTCTATAATCTACAATTTTATATACAATCTCTCCAGGATCTCCATTAAAAATAAATGGAGCATTAAAACTTGTGAGAAAATCATGTGTTTGTTGATTAATAAATTCATCAAAATCTACAGTACCACCCATATAATCTGGACCAACGTAGGATATATCCATTCGTTTACTCCCTATTCTAGCACCAACACCAGGGGTATTCATTAAACCTCTATCATTACTTCCGTTATCTGGACTTGCAGAGGTACCATCAGCTTTTTCATAATATACCTCAACTCCATTATTCCAACTTTTTGCAGGAAAATTCATGGTTGGTTCCATATCAATAAACCAATGACCCATACCCGTGTGATCACCAGTTTGATCCGCAAAGGATTTCCAAAAATCTCCACTTCTAACAACGCTACGAGTATAATGAACTTTATAAGGTGGGTTAGTATGTGGAGAAGAAGAGCCAAATACCTCGTCATAACAACCCGCTGTTTGAAAAGCACCTAACATATAAGGATAATCTTTAGGATATATATTAGTGGGAGCAACATTTCCAATAGGATTTGGATAGTTAGCATTATCATATCCATGTGACCAAGTATTACCACCGTGTGACATATGCCAAAATTCATTTCCAACAACACTATTTAAAGTTATATCACGCCAACGTGGATCCATAAAAGATTCTCCCTTCCTATAATCAGCGTTTGTACCAATTTCAGAAATACCATTATAATCTTCATAAGCAGGATTATTAACAGTAGGAAGGAAACCAAATCCACCACCATTATTACCATATGTTTGGAATGTGCCTATATTAGGATTTGATCCAATATCCCAATTTGGATTTCCTGGGGAACTTAAGTAATTATTAAATGCAGCTTCAGTATGATGTTCCCCATCGTAACGTAAAAAACGTGCTGATAATATACCTATAACAGAATAACCCCCATCATATTCATATTGTAAAATAGATTGTTCTAACGCGGAGTCTTTAAGAATTTTAACAAAAAATCTACCGTCAAAAGCAGCGTATGGTGTTTCAACACTTCTAGCTATTTCTATCGCAGCGCCATTACAAAAAGCACCACTGTTATCCATAAATGCCATATCATCGCCAAAAACTCCATGTATTTTAACTGCTAGTGTACTCGTACTATTTGCCACGTACGTATCCATTACTGATATTTCATACCAATTAGATGTTTGTTTTTGAACTGTTGTCTTTTGAAATCTCAACCACATCTTTTTAAGATTAGATTCTTCCCAATCTTCAAAAGCATGTATCAAATCACTACTACTACTATCAAGAGCTTGATTAGATAAATATATAGCGTTTGCCATGGGAACCGGCGGTGTTGTTCCAAGGAGATTGTAACTAGCATGTGATTCTATACCATATGATATTTTAGTATTTTTAACGAAATCAGGAACCTCATTTGATATAGCTATAACTTTATATTCTGCGGTGTCTGTTATAGCTATATTACTATTAATATTCTTTTTTAATATTATAGTACTTTCTTCTGTAAGTTTATTCCTATCTAATGATGGAAAACTCAACCAAACATTACCATCCTCTGCATTATACCATCTATCCATTGCTAAATTATAATATTCAGTAGATGGTTCTTTAATAAAAAAACGAAAAGAATCTGCCCATGGAGGTGGATCATTTATTATTTTAATATCTATTAAATTTGTATTACCAGATTCTGATTTAGGTACTTTTAAAGTAGATTGACTACTTGTCATAACGGGAGATTGCCTACCATATTTATCTTCAAAAACTACGCCAAATTGGTATTCTCTTAATGATTTTATCGATCGTAATGGTGTTACAAGAGTTCCATCCCACTCATAAGGATGTTCGTAATAACCATATAATGGAGATCCATCTTGTTTTTTTGTATGGGGAGCTAAAGATATATCAAACCTGGGTTTAGCATAACTAGCTAGTGTTGTATAATTTTGTTTATAATTACCATAAACAATTCTACTACCCGTTATTTCTTGCGCACGTGCTACTTTAGGAATATTGTCATAGTGTCTTAAAATTTGATTTTCAGCAATAACAGCATATATTAATTCTGAATCAATAATATATTCATTATTATTCCAATGCCCAGTACCATCATTAGGTTTTATTTGATCTACAAGATATATATTAGAAGATCCAGATTCTTTGTATAATATGTCTATTTGAATTACGCCATCTGGAATATTAGGAGGTTTGATATTTGTTAGCGTAGCTTGCTTTAAATGATTTTGCATACCAACATTGAGTCCTTTTTTTGGTTGATAATCCCATGATAGAGGAACAAATGCTGTTTGAGTAAATGGAGAAAATACAGAATATTCATTGTCTTGATATTTATATCTAAGTCCAAATTTTGGAAATTTAAACTTAAATATATTATCAACATTATTTATTTTTAAATCAATTAAATAATCAAAATTTCCAATTAAAGTTTTAGGACTTATAGACACTATCTCAATTTGCAAAGTAGTTGTGAATACACCATTCGCATCAGGGAGAGATGACGGAGCACCTGTTGATGTTATTTTTCCTACAACAAGAGGTTCTCTAAGTGGAAACCTAATCTCTACGTCTTCATCTGGTTTTCTTTCAATAGCCACAAGATCACCAACATTAATATCAAGATTATTCTGAGTGCCAAGAGGTGTTAGTCCATTCGATATACTATGTTTTACCCATATCCACATAGAATCTCCTGGAATTAATAGTTCACCAGGATTATTTGAAACATCCTCAAAAGTAGTTTCAAACATACCCATAGTAGCTTCTGATGGTTTAGTAGATTCTAACGTCATAGATGGAGGAAGTTTTGGTGCTTCTTTAATGACAGTTATGTGCTTTTCTTCTACTGGAACACTAGTACCTAGTGTTTCATTTATAAAATCAGTATGTGTAAATATATTAGTAGTTCCTAATATAGATCTAGGTATATTAATTTTTTTAGGTTCAGAACCTACTAACTCGCCGTTAGAATCATAATGTCCATCAACCCAAAACAACATATCATCAATAATATTTAATCCAGTTACTAATATATCGCGCTTAAAACTTAACACTGGTTTATTCCAAGATGCTAATGCATACCATGAGAATTGAGGAATTACTCCGCCAAAAACTTCAGTAAGCATTTCCCAAAATGGTACATTAATCGTAACAATACCAGTTGAAACATCTACATTTGTAATAATACCATTAAATTCTAATTCTTCAAAAACACCATTAGAACTTATATCACCATAAATATTTGTAATATTCATTCCTTGAGCTAAATTTGCTAAATTAGCATCACTTGGATCGAAATGTAAATGCGTAAGAGTTAATGAATTATTATTTCCATCAGCGGGCGTAAACATTGCACTAGAGCCGGTTAATATTGAAGATTGTATGTCTACAAATACAGGCGTTATTGAATTTTCTTTATACTGTAAAATCATGTTTTTTACAGTAGCAGCAGTACCGCTCAAATCATTAACAATCGATTCATTTATTAACCAATAAAAAGTATCGTTTTTTTCATCAGAAACAGCCCCAACACAAGTAGCGGTACCACTCATTCCAATTGCATTTGGTTGATAATTAGGGGATAACATCGCGTTACCTAATAAATTTTGAACAGTACCTATGTCAGCAGCTTCTGAGGTTGATACTTGTATATTTCTTGCATCCCAATATTGGCCGTTTGGAACAAGTCTTTCATCAACATCCTTGTTCATTTTACCTCCAGTAAAATTATGTTTAATTTCTGGCATTTAATTAATGTTTGATTTGTTTGGATTTACCTCTTAAAATTTGAGTAATTTCTTCTAACTTAATATTTGATAATCTTAATTTCGCTGTTCTTATAGCAGCAAATCTTTCTTTTTTTAATCTATTAACTTGATATTCTGGAATATTAATTCTAGTTGATAATATAGCGTGCATTATCCACTTGTACATTGCTTCTTCAGCGAATTTATGAACTTGCATTTCTTCGTTAGTACCAAGACTATCACTTATATAATCTAATATTACTGTTTTACCACTAACATTAGAGCTAAAATGTATTTTTCCAGATATACAGTCTATATAAAAAGAACCATTAGCTTGAGCATGTTGAGGATCTAAACCATATCTTTCTCCGTCAGCAGGCCAATATGTATCGTCTATATAGTCATCTTGATTTTCAGATGGTGTAGCTGATTTATAATTAGACCAAGTAGTTGATTCAAGTACTTTTGGATTTGTAAAATAAACAGTTTGTCCGTCTAGAGTTGATATTAACGCAGGTTTACTTAATAATATAGACGTATCATTTATAGAAACAACCTCTGTTTCCGGTGTCCAAACAGTGTTATCAGAAGGTTCAATTATCATACCAACTTTTAAATCATTTAAATCTGAAGCAGAAGTAACTGTAATTGTCATATCTCCTGGTGTCCAACCAGCAACGTTTGTTATTTTTGCGCCATCTTCATAATTAGGATATAAAGTTGCTCCATTATCAATATAAAAATTGAGTTTTTCTTTTGCAGTTGTATTTGAAGTAAAAGCACTACCCGCTTGTGAATCTTTTAAGGTTAACACAGTTGTATTAGAAACATGAGTAAAACCTCTTACTATCCAACTATTAGGTATTATATTATTTATAGTCGGACCAGATACTTGTGTACCATATGGTATATAAAACAATCCATCCATTACTACTTCTTCACTACCATCGGTTAAATCTACAATGGCATCAAAAGTAAATTCTCCATCTGTATTTGTAAGAGGAGAAATTAATGGGTTTGATGTTTTAGAGGTTGGATACATCAAATGTTTTATACCAGCAGAATCCACCCAAGATATTTTTGTGTAATTTACATAATCTTGTGGTAATATCATTTGTAGTGTTGCTGGCACTGTAATTTCTTGTGATTTACAAGATTTAAATGTATCAAAAGATAATTCCTGCATAGCTCTTTGAGCGTGAAATGCTACATCAGCTCTATTAGTTGAAGATATGATTTTATCTTCCCCAACGTATACAGACATAAAATAATTTATTATGTGATCTAAAGAAGTAAACTGATAATTACCATGATCATTTCCATCGTAATATATTTGTGCTTTTTGATTGTCTAATAATCCCATTTATTTTATTGTTTTTCTTGTTGAACTTGTGTCATTTCTAATCCTTGTCCCGCTGTCATTATATCATTTCTTTTCATAGAAACTCCAGCATATTTTAATATTTTATAAATTAATTCAGTTTCTTCCGCGGCATGTAATTGAAAATGAACAGTTGATGGACTATTAGCATCATAAAGAGCTTTACTTCCAACTACGAAATAACCCCAAGAAACTGTTTCTGGTTGGATAAAATAAAATACACCAGTAGGTGTTATAAATGAGTTATTACTACCAACTACTCTCATTCTGTTTTCTCTAATATTAGCTATTGGTCTTTCATTACTTGGAGCTAAAAGTGGTCCTGAATCTCTTAATTCATTAAAGTCAAATGTATTATGGATCTCACAATTAACATTGTTAAACTCTATTCTTATAATTCTATAAATATAATCAGGAATTATTTTAAAGTCAAGAGTTCCAGCCCATGAATTTATAGCTGCAGATGTTTCAAGTCTTTGAAATATTTGAAGTTTTTCTTCTAATATATTATCAATATTTGCAAATGGTGTGTCGTTACCATGGATTCTTTGGAATTGATTTAAATCATAAAAATATTGTTCAAATATTTCTGCTTGAGCTTGATTGGCAAATAAATTAAACTCTTGTGGAGTTATATATCCTCTCTGCTCTTTATTAGCTAACGCTAGTACTCTTTGATATACTGTATCTATATTTACCATAATTTCTTTTATTTATTATAAGGAAATAATCTGTTTAAAGTATCTTTCCTTTTTCCACAGTTGCAAGGTTTTTTAGTTATTTTGCTCACTGTATCAACAACTTTTTTTATTCCAGTTGCTTTTGTAATTTTTTCTATTGAATCTCCTAATCCTTTTGATTTTTTCATATAATTTAATTTTGTAGTTACGATCGCCCCGTAGGGCGACCGCTCTACAGTTAGATTAATTTAATCTTTTTTCAATATTGGAATAAATTTCCATTCCTTCGTCAGTCTTAAACCAAGCAGCTAAAGCTGAATATGGATGCTCATCAAACGGAACGTTCATTAGTTTCCTATCATTAGATCCCCAACTAAATGTTCTTTGATCAGAAGATAATTTTAATATACCCATTTCTGCTGCTTTAATACCAAAGTTTCTAAGTTGAACGTTTTCATCATTTACTAATTCTAAGAATAAATTTGGATTTTTCTTAGCGTATAATAGTAAATCTCTTTTAAGTTCCTTAGAACTCATACTAGATACCTTAGAACCTAATTCAACACGCATAACCGCTTCAGCCATATCAATATCTAGGTTTCTAGCAGCATTTAACGCTTCTATTTCTAACTCTATAATTTCTACTTCACTTTGAGCCTCTATTTGAGGTTGATATTCAGTATATAAATGCTTTCTACCAGGATGATATAAAGATAATAGTTTTTGTAAGGTTTGTTTTTCTCTAGGAACATGTAACACGCCTCTTCTAAAAATTATATGTGATAATCTTTGATCTCCTTGCATTTCATCTACAAAGCAAGTAGTTTGATTTTCACAATATTTTATTTCTCTTTCATATCCTTTTTCTTCATCAAAATAATAAACACCAGAACTTTTTATAGATCTTGATAGTGATTTTCTAGCCTTACCTTTTATAAAATAAGTTCTATTTTTTATTTCCCAAGTATCTTTTTTGGGTGTTGGTAAAGGTTTTTCTTCAACAACTACTTTTGGTTGTTCTACAACTTGAGTAACTTCTTCGGTTACTACTTCTTTTTTTGTTTCTTTTTTCTTTGCCATAATATAATATATAATAAAATTAATAAAAAATAAAGGGACTGGGGACGAACCCCAGTCTCTTTAAAATAATTGTGCTTACTTCATTAACATAAAGTTGTTAGCACCTTGAGTAATTAAACATCTTTCTGATAAGAAGTTCATTTGCATCGCATCTAAGTCAGATGTAACAGCTCCAACAGAACCAGTAGTCCAAGTTTTCATTTTTCTACTCTCTGTTTGAGAAGCTCTATATCTAACATGTAAGAAAGGACGTTTAAGATTCTTTCCTAGATTCTCATCATAAACTGAAGATACACCAGCTGGAATAAATATTCCACGAACAGCATCAGATGTCGCAGCAGTATTAATACCACCTCTAGTAGCTTTATCATTCAGATATTTCCAATCAGATTTGTAGAAGTCATAAGAACCTCTTCTAAATCCAGAAAAACCTAAATTAAGAGCCATATCCTCTGAGTTATCAAATACTCCATAAGAAGTACCACCAGCTCCGTAAGAATTCATTGAAGCTAGCATGTCATCAACTGCTAACGAAGTAGCTCTATTAACAAACATCATGTTTTCTTCAATAGCTCCTTGAGAATCAAATTCAGCTAAGATAGCGTCAAATTCAGCTAAATCAGTAGCTGCATTAACACCGTTAATACCAGAAGTTAAATTACCTCTGTTTTCAACAGCGTAAAATAAACCATCCATACCACCTGGAGTTCTACCAGATGAATAGTAACCAGAATCATCAGTTGCGCCCGCATTTATAATATGAGACTCAGCATTAGCTGGTTCAGCTTCAATACACATCATCTCAACATAATCGTTAAAACGAACTCTAGTATCACCAGCCGCTTTTAAGTACCATAAATAACCACCAGTACCATCTTCACCTGTAACTTCAACCCAACCAATTTGAGAAGCATCAGATCCAGAGATCTCATAGTAATCTTTCATAATGATAGGTTTGTTAGAAAATGAAGTGTGAGTTGGTTTAATAGCTTTATTAGTACCAGTACCTTGAGTAAGACCACCGTGACCAGTTGAAGCTTTTTCCCAATCAGAACCAATAACTACAACTTGCGTGTTCGCTAAAGTTGCAGATGATCCATGAAATGGAGCGTCAGCCCAAGTTTCTTCACCATAAGGTATAATAGTAACAGCTGTACCGTTAACTAAAACTACTTGACCAGTACCTGACCAACCAGAGTTAGCTACTAAACATACGTCATATAATCTAAGACCGTGACTAGCTATAACATAACCATCACCTGATACATTTCCATCACCATCACTAACTACAGTAAAAATGTTAGTGTTTGTTACAAGTGAACCAATACACGAAACGTGTAATCTTCCTTGTTCAGACCATACGACTTGATCAGACGACATAGCCTCTTCAGCTCCTACTTGTGACAAGAAACCTGAGATAGTTCTGTTTCCAAAAACCTCAGATTCTTTCTCCATAAGATCTGGTAAATATTGTTGTTCCCAGCCGGTAGAACCGTCTGTGAAATCGATATAATTTGTTTGTAACGTTTGCTTCATTGAAGCTGGAACGCTATTCAAATTAGTTCCTGCAGTAATTGCCATTTTTTATTGTTTTAAATTGTTATTTTCTATTTTTAATTTTTAACTTAAAATCATTAGCATCATCTCCTAGTACCTTGAACTTTAAACCACCTGTTTTAATTTCTCCATGAGTTTGTCTTGGATTCATATTAACATTTTTGGCTTTAGTAACGCTTTCTTTTATAGCATCAGCTTTTCCTTGTTCGTAAAAGTGTTTTGCAATAGCATCAGCATTCATTGCTGTATATAGAGATTTATGATAACCTTTAGCATCTGATAATGTAGAATTTTTATCTAAAAACTTTTTAGTAAAATTATTTATATCACTTTGAGCTATTTTAACCTCCTCAGCGTTATTTACATTGAATCTATATTTTTTATCACCAACGTTATATTCAAAACCTTTGAATTTATTATTAAAAACTTTATCAGTTTTTTGTGTAAAAATTTCAGAATTCTTTTTAACTATTTTTTGAGTTGCTTCTGATTCTTTGTTATATCTATTAAAGAAATCTACAGCTTTTTGTTGTTCTTGAGTCAACTTTGACCCAGCTTTGATATCTTCATAGTATTTGGACTTTTGCCCGTCCAGATGGGCTCTAGCGTTGGCAACTTGCTCTTTTAACGCTAATTTCTTTCTTCGTATATCTCTTTCTTCATCTTCATCTTCGTCGTAAGAGAACGAATCTTCCATAAGGAAGTTAATTTCTTCATTATTTAAATGAGGTTTTGTTTGCTTATAATATTCATATAATAGATTTTGATCATCTAATTTTGAATAATCTTGGTTAAGCTTAACATAGTCACTTAAATCCCCACCAGTTTCCTCCATAAAGTCCATTAACTTTTGGATATTCTCTGGTAATGGTTTTCCGGTAGCCTCAGCCTCGGCAATAGCTTCTTCAACTTTTTCTTCTACTTCAGCAACCTCTTCTTCAGTAGAATCTTCAGTGATTTCTTCTAATACTGGAGTTTCTTGTGTTTCAGTTTCCGGTTGTACTTTTTCTTGTTCTTGTGTGGACTCGGCATCTTCAGACTCTGCAGCCACTCCACTGTCGCCAGCGTTATCTTCTTTAGTTTCATTTTCTTCTGGTTTAGGTGTTGGAGGTTTACTTAAATCTACTTTAATAACGCTATCATCTCCAGCGCTTTCAAATTTAGATTCATCTACTTGAGGAGTTTCCTCAGTTTGTTCAGTTGTTTCTTGTGTAGTTTCTTCAACTACTTCTTCATTTTTTTCTTCCATAATATAATATAATAATAATTAATAAATTCTACGTAGGATCAAATACACCTAAATCAAATCCCCCGCCTAGTATATCGTTACCAGCAGATTCAAAATTTTTAGGTGGTCTCCCACTCTTTCTTTGATCGATGAGTTCACTTTGTTGGGTTGCTTGTATTCTAGTTCTCTCATCTTTACGGTCTTCTTTTTCTTTTTCTTTTGTTTTCTGTCCATCAACTTCAATACCTTTTAACTGCATATTATATTGAAATTCTAACCCCATTAGTTCTTTTTTCATTTCAACTTCTTGCGACATTCTTTGCGATTCAAGTTGAGCTTTTACTTGTTCTAATTGAGCGTTATTTTGTGTTAGTGCTTGATTTTTTTGAACTTCAGCTTGAGCCGCTGCCTCTGCAGATTGTTGATTCATTTGCGCTTGCAACTGCATGTTTTGTTGTTGTATCGTTTGATCTTTATCCAATTTTTTCTTTCTACGTATTTTAAGAAGTTGATTTGCTAATTTAACATTTTTAATTTCTCTAATATCAATAGCATCAGCAAGTTCAATTATCTGCTGTTGCAAAGCCATTTGAATATTATTTTCAAGCATCATCTTTTCTTCTTCGTCTGGTTGTAATTCAATAAATATACCAAAATCATATAAGTGAAGTTCTGTTAATTCTTCTAATACAGCCGCATTATGAACACCTATAGCTTGTATAAAAGCATCTTTTGTTGGTGAATATTCTATAATATCAGATATTCTAAGAGATAAACATTCCGCAATCTCTGCTGTTAAAAATAATCCAGCTTGTAATATATGTCGTGTAGCCGTATTGCTATTTGCTGCTGCCATTTTTTGAACACCAACTAAGGCATTTTTATCCGGTAAACTACCATCTCTTGCTTCGTTAAGTCCGGTTACATCTCTTATCATTTGAAGATAATAATTATAATTACCTATAAGTGCTTGCATTTTATTACCACCAGATCCAGATGTAATCTCTTGAATAGGAACCTTACCTGGATTCATATCGCCTTCAGAGGTAAAACTTCGCCCAATAACAGATCCAGTTTGGAAGAACATGTTTAATGCTTCTTGTGGATTATAATTAGTACCATTTCCTAAATCAACTTCAGCTAATCCATCGGCATCTAAATAAACACCATCTGGAACCATTCTTGATAATACTTGTTGTAACTTTAAATGTGTTAGTTGAATCATGTCAGCAAATCCTGTGATTTTGCTAACTAAAGATTCTATTCTTCCTTCATACATTCTAGGAGCAACAATAGCATAATTCATTTTAACTTTAGTAAAATCACTTTTAGGACGCATCATGTTTTTAGCCATTTCCCATTTAAGCAATTTATCGGTACCTAAAATCATAGCGCCATCATAAAGACATTCTATTGATCTTAACATTCTACTATATCCGCCTTCCATTTCTTCAGGAGGATTAAAAGAATCATCTTTTGGTATAATCTTATCCGCGCCAGTTCCAGTTTGTTTTATTTTATATACTTCATTCATATATGTTTTATAGTTAAAATATAAAACTTGAATAGTATTATTGTCTTCTTTTTCTACAGAAAATCTTGAATTATAATTAGATCTATTAGTAGATTTATTCTTCATTATATCTTCAAGATCACTTTCAGTTAAATGAGGAAATTGTTTTGCTAATTCATTTACTGGAATAGATTTAACTTCGCCAACATAATATATATCATCAAAATAAGGAGAATCCGTATAAGAATAAACTAAATTCGCAGGATCAACATAATCAACTACAACACCCTCAGATGTATTAAAAGAAGTTTTTACAGCGCCAATACCAAGGACAGTAAGATCATAATAAAATTGCTTTTTTATTAATTCGTATTTACTTCCTTCTAATAATGTGTTTATAGCTTGTTCTTCAGCAACTTCTACGGATTGTTTATATGCTATTTGCATGTGGAGTTCTAATTCCTCATTGCTTTCGGGAAGTTCTTCTATTTGACTTTTTCTAACATTTAATTGTAATTCATATTGAACCGCATTATTAAATTCTTTTAATCTCATATCTTTCAATATGGATTCCATATATTCTGTTCTTTTAGAAACACCATATGGATCTTGTGAATATGCTCTTACATCATAAGTTCTTTCAGCAATACCATTAACAACTATATCTACAAATTTAGAAATAATTGGAACAGGCTTCCAATCTAAATTTAAATAGGATAAATCGCCATTGATAGACAACTCATCCTTATATTTTTGAATAGATTGCTCGCCTCTTGCGTACAATCTTAAATTATGAAAATTATTTTGATTAGATCTATATTTATTAAGACTTCTATCATTATCGAACCATTCTGTTTCAATTGCTTTACCTACTTTCAAACCATAATCGTAACTTAGCTTTTCAGCATCGCTAACTGTTTGACTAGGAAAATAACTTTTAATGCCAGACTCTGCCATATTTATTATTTGATTATTTGTGAATTTGTTCCAGTATTACTATACTTAGAAATATTTATGTTTAATTTAGGTTTTTCAACTTTTGCATTTGGAGTATATAAATGTCTATTGTTTGCCATTATAGCTAATCCAGAACTTATTGATGCATCAAATTTTGTTCTTTTTGTAATATCAAATCTACTCCAATCATTTAATAGAGCATTAAAATATAAATCTCCAAATGTTCCATCTTGTTTCATACCCACGTGATCTTGAATATACATTTCAATCGCAGCAGCATGAGCTTGTTTTATATCTTCGCTAGAGTTTGGTATACCTCCAACTTCTTTTTCCGCTACAGATAATTTATTCCAAACTTTATCAGGACGATTCATGCTAAACCCTCTGTATCCTCTTCTTCTTAAATAGTACAACAATCTAGGTTTATTATTCTCTGCAAGTATTGGCATTCCATAAAATACTAACGCCATTAGTACATCTTCGAAAAATATTTCTGCCGTAGGTGGTCTTGATAAGTATTCTAAAAAGAAACTATTCGCAGGAGCGTCCTCCATACTAAACCTGGTTAAGCCGTGTAAAGCTCCTTTAGATCCTTCTCCATCTACGGTCCCTGATATATCATAAGAGTCACAACCAAATGCTCCCATGTGTTCATTACCAGGATATTTAATACCATTTTTAAGTACCACTCTATTTTGTAATTGCTGAGGTGGAACCCAGCTAACTTTAAATCTACCATTTTGATCTGGATAGAATATCACTTGAGTGTCTTTCACTCCGTTCACCCATTGAAAATTACCTTTAGTAACTCCTAAGGTTCTAGACATCTCTTCGTTATAATCTATTTGTTCATATATTTTAACTAAGTTAAATATACTGCCTTTTGCCTCGTCTCTAAACGCGTGCTCTGTAGTTCTTGGAAATTGACGGTAAAACTCATTTAAAGCGTCATGATCACCTTTTAAACCATCTGCTTCATTTTGCCAATTATCTATTACACCAACATCTATTAATTCACCGTCTGGGGCAAGCACATCTGTGTCAGGAGTAGTGAATACTGGAATTCCGTGCTCGTCAATAAATCCTTCGTAGTTCCACTCCATTGGGATAAACAAAGAGTATAAACCAGACTTTGTTTGACCATTTCTATTTCGCTTAGTGACATCTGATGCATTGTATAATTTTTTAAAGTTATCACCTCCTTTATCTAAAGCATTTGACGTTGAACCCATCATACACTTACCTACTATTCTACTACCTAACCTTAAACACGTTTTTGTAACTCTCCAGTTATTTAATATGTTATCAGGTCTTTCCCATTTACCACTTTCATCATGTACTAGTAGATTTAATTTTTCACCATCATAACTATTATCTCCAGTATTTTTCCAATCAATAGTAGTGTCTAATCCTTCTAACTCCTCAAGCTTTTCGTTACTTGTTATTTTCTTTCTAGTAAATTTACTAGCAGGAACTCTATATGCTAATTCTGTTTTTGGTCTATCCATACCATCTTGTATGGGTTTGAAAAAGAATGGATAATTTATACTAATTGGTACGACTTTATCGGTAAACATTTTCTTAGCGTCAGCACCTGTTTTAGATAAGATACCATATCTACTATCACTTGCAAGAGTGGCTAAATTAACTGTTTCTGCTGATGACATAAAAGAAAATCCAGAACGACGATTTTTAAGATAACACATTCCGTAACACCTCTTATCAGCTTTACAAGCTTCCCAAAATATAAAAAACAATCTATTGGCCTCTCTAAAATCTGGAGCTCCAACATCTATTTTACTCCATTGAAGATACATATAATGAGTTCCTACTATATATATCGGTTTATCATTATTCATAAACCAAAAACCCTCATCTCTTCTTTTAAATTCTTCGTCTATATAATCAAACCACTGTTCTTTATTTTCGTCTGGATAGTTTCTCCAGTCGAATATATTTTTAATCCTACTTAATTCTTTTGGATATTCCTGTTTTACCCACTTGTTCTCTTCCCGCAAGTGCAATTGCACTGGTTCCAATGGCAGGCCAATTCGCAAATTTTGGATTTCATATATTTCTCCAATTTTTCCAGTTTTTGAGATAACGATAATATCATGTTCTTTATTATATCCATATTTCCATTTTTTACCCTTATTAAGACGATTAATAGTAGTCTTTTTTATAGGTTCGATTATTTTATATAAAGTTTGTTCGTACATTATTTAGATCTTCCTTCTGCAAATCCTTTAAATACTCTCTCTTTCTTTTCTTCTGGTTCTTTACCTTCTAAAAGATTTTCTTCCTCTTGTATTCTATTAAGTATTTCAAATGCATCAAATATTGCTAACTTTTTAGTAGCCGCGGCATTTTTTAATCTATCTGCTGATATATCGTCATCTGAATCTACAATTGCTTCTTTAGCGACTTTAATCAGTTCTTCAACTGCTTTGTGCCCAGCTTGGATTATATTCTTCTTCGTCTCCTTGATATTCATATTTGATTGTAATAAAATTAGATAAAACTCGGTATAGTCTCTCGCCATCAACGATAAACTCGTATTCACTTTTTGGTCTAAAACCAATTAGATCATTAACCTTAACTGTATTGTCTGAATACTTAACAATACCTTGTAAAGGTTTTTCTAAATCTATATTAAGTGGATTTTGTGCTTTTAAAGGTTTTACAAAACAATAACCTTTTGGCGCTATCCACTTATTATTTCTTTTATATAAAAATATTTGATCTTTAGAAATCATATAAGTAGATTCATTAAAATAGCTTTTACTATTTTTTTCATCACCTTTTACGTTATGCCATCTACGGAAAACGTTATGATGCACTATAACCGTATCTCCAGCTTTTATATCTGTATCACCAATTATAGGTGTTGATATAACAATAGCTTCTCTATTTATATATTGATGATTAAATATCTCGGTATTTAAAATTAGTTCTGAATCACCAACTTTCTTTTTATTATTATATCTTTCTCCTTTTGGTGTTACAACAAAGTTGTAAACACTTTTCATTAGTATTCTAAATTATATTCTATAGATACCGCCATGTTTTTATTAAAATCTTTCCAAGGCAGTACGTCTTTATTTTTCTTGATATAAATAGAAAACTTATCATCTTCTTCTATTATATCACAAATAGTATGACCACCATACACTTCTTGCCCCACGGCATAGTGCATAGCGTCATTTTTATAATCCTTACCTACACTAATCTTTCTTATTAGCTTCGCCATTTTCTGGATAGTTTATTGTACCGTCGGTAATATTTATATCAAAAGTACCGTATTCTTTTTCAAATTCTTTTTGTAACCTAGTTAACTCATCCCTCATTCCTACTATAGTATGCAATAAGTCATGTTTTCTAAGCTCTATACTTCCAATTTCTAATTGAGATCTATTTAAACCGTTTACAGTTTCTTGAACTTTTTCTAATTGTTCATTTGTTATTTTCTCTGCTTTAGGTTTTAAATTTATAATTTTTTCTTTTTTTGTTTTTGTTTTTGCCATTTTATTTTAATTTAAGTTAATTTAATTTATTTTACTGTGCTTCTATATAGTCGAATATTTCTTTTCTATCAGCTGAACTAGCAGCCGTACCATCCCATATTAGTATATCTTTTATGAATCCATGAAAATTAGAAGTATCATCAGCGCCAGCTCCTAGATTGCTTATAGTTATTTCTCCAGTGGATTGTGCCTCACTACCAAACTGCGTTCCTGTTGCAGTTCCATCAAAATAACCAGAATCAGCGCCTCTAATAAATAAATTTACATTACCTGTAGATCCATCACTTCTAACAATAATCAAGGTAGTATATTTATCTGTTGCGAGGTTACTACTAGCTAAAGTAAAATCAGTATTACTAGCATTAACCCTTAGCCTTACAACAGTATTGCTATTTAATCTTACAAACTCAGTACCATCTGAACCAAATAAGCAACCAGGAGTTGAAAAATCATCAGCTTTAAATCTTATAGCTATTGTAAAATCTGTGTTAGCATCTAAAACAACATTTGCAGAAAGATCCATATACTTAATAGCATTGTGGAAATTTACAGATCCTAAATCTGCAGCGTCAGTTTCCCATAAAGGTTTATCAGCCGATGTTGTTTGCACTGCATTTATACTAGTATTACCAAATGCATTCCAAGCGTTAATTTTATCAAGGTCCGCCATGTTTCCAGCTGCCGTGCTGTGAGTAATAGAAGTACCGCTAGAATCTTGATCTGCAGTAATGTTTTCATTAACCTTTAACCACAAAGATAGATTTGATAAACTTTCCGGTGTCCATCCAAACGCTGCGCCACCTGTTATACTATTTCCTAGTCCTAACATTAAGCTCTATTTCTATAATCTGGTCTTGGCGCAACGTAAACCACAGCAGATCCAGAGTTTAACTCTACGTTATCCCACATACCATATATAGTCATGCCTTTTGGAAAAGTATCTGCAGTAGCTATCGCGTCTGCGTCTTCATCGGTTTCAGCTGTAGTATCAGCTGCCGCTGCATTCCACATAGTGTCTACAGCCAACACATCAGTTCCTACAAAAGCAGTATCACCCATGCCCATGTTAACACCTCCATCAAGAGATTCTAAAGCTTGGAAAGTAACATCTGTTACCATTGAGATAGCGCAAACATAATACTTAGCTGTTGAAGCTGTTAACAATAATTTTGCTCCATCACCTTTTAAAAACGTAGATCCAAATTGACCAAAGCCATAAGCTACATCTGTTGAATTTTGTCCCATAATTTTATTTTTTTACTTTTTCAAATGATCGACCACCAAAATAAGCACCGATCACGGTTATTAATACTAATTGAAGTAAATCCACCCATGATGACTTTACTTCAAAATTTAATGCACCCGCATCTATAAATATCAATAGCATGGTGCATACTATTAAAAATATCAATACCAGTGGCCTAACATTCTTACTAAGCCATGAATCTGATTTTAAATCTGCCTCCCATCTGCTTGTGATGTTTTTCTCCATCTCAACCTGATAGTTAGCCATTAATTCTTTTATTTTTCTTTCTGCTTCGAGCTTTTCTTCTTTAGACGTGTGTAAGTTATCTATAACTCCACCTACACCTTTAACGAGGTCAGCAGCGCCTCCTGAAAATAATTGTCCTAACATAATTTAATTTTATTTTTTAAATCCTGAGAACCCTTTCATTTTAAACGGTCCTGTTTTCTTTTTAGCAGGCGTTAAAGATTTCTTAGTATAATCTAGAATTTGTATTTGTTTAGCTCTATTATGAAGCGATTTTTTGTGTTCTTCTATATCTTTTTTAGAATAACTCTTAGGTTCTGGGTTTTCTTGTGTTGCTTTTAATAAAGCTTGGAAGTAACCTTCATCTTTATCGTAATTTTTAGTTTCAGATGCCATATTATTTCT